GGACCTTCGTCACAGTCCACAGGATTAAGCGTATTCATAAGGTCATTCAGGCCCTGCGCGCGGGAGGACTTCAGTCCCTTTATTCGAATTGCCTTTACAGCTGCTGCAGAGGCCAGCAGTCCGATACCCAATACACCGGTGGCCCAACTGGCTGCAGCAACGGTGGCCGCACCAGCAGCGGCCGCGGAACCTCCGCCTTGAGCGATAGTCTTGACAACCGTCTTGCCGATATCAACGCCGGCCCCGGCTGCGGTGGGATCCCAAGCAAGACCCTTAATAGCATCGGGTCCGAAAAACTGACCTAAAGTCTGGGAGCCCGCCTCGGGACTGGCCATCATTTGATTCCAGTTCTTTAACCAGGATGCAGGGTTGCGACCCAACTTGGCCATGGCTTCAGGCCCGATGCCTGCGGCTTGCATATCTTGTAACATGGTAGCCACAGGAACATCCGGTGCATAGTGCCCCGGATTAGCTTGAAGGAGTCGGCCCAGCATCTGAGTGGGGCCTTCACCAGGCTTAACATTCAATGTCTTTTGCAAGGTTTGAATTATGACTTTGGGGTTGGCCGCCTTCTTTGTCACAAGCTCCAAAAACCATGGCTGATTAACCAAAATATGACCCATGCCAGCTGCGGCGCCACCTAAGGCTAAAAGTGCGGGCAGAAGATTTGACTTAAGTCCCTTGATAGTTGAAGAATCTTTTCCGGTTAAGCGCGCAGGGCTTCTTTCTTCGGGGGCGTCTTGGCCGCCTGCTGGTGCTCCAGCATCCTTAAAGCCCTTAACAGCGCCCTTGATGCGATCCATAAATCCTTCATCTACAAGGGCACCTTCTAAATCTTTATTCTCTTTGAAGTGTTTATAGACATCTGAGAGATCATAATCTAACGTTTTTTGCACCACCTTCTTGAGATCATCAATAATAGCATTGGCAATCTGGCACGGAAGATACCCTTCTTCCCCTTCTTTCTTGCCGGCGGCCGCATGCAGTGAAGCAAAGAAGATTCCTATTTCCTGAAGGGCCCCAACAAAGTCTTCCTGACTTTTTTGATTTGGATATTCGGGGTGCTCTTCTTTGAGTCTATCGAAAAACCCCTTGAGAGTCGCGTTCTCGGCCTTGGCCATAATAGCGTCAAGTTCCGCGGAGGCTTCTTTCGATGCTTTGCCGCGGCCTAAAATCGTGCCACCTTTCTCCATGCTGCCGGCTTTGCCGAGCTGGTATTTGGCAGTTTCTGCGCCGCGAGCCATCGCTCCCTTAATCTTATCCCAAAGCCCGGCTTCTGTAAGATACCCTGCCTCGTATAATTCATCCCACACAATAATCTCTCGGATTAGTTGTTGGGCCTGGGCTTCTGTTAATAATTTAGCGCTCATCTTTTTTCTCCAATATGCTATCGAGCATCTGTACAATTTTGTTTTTGCGTTGAATGTTTTCGTTCATCAGCTTGCTTTCCTGTAGAGACATAAAAGCGTTGGGGGTTGAGGGTTCCGAAACAATATCAAAACAAATCAGCTGAAAATCATCCTCTACGATTGTCTTGCCCTGCTGTTCTGTAACCGATCCCATGCCTCGCGAGGAGATTCCAATCTTGACTCCAGATTCCACAAGAGAGCGCAGGATCTGACCAGAGGGGGTGTTAAGAACTTTGCACTTCCCCATGACGTTCGCGCCTTCCATCCAAACTTTGGTAACCATATGAGATACATTGGCAAGATTGATAATAGAAGACTCAGGATGATCAAGCTCGCCCAAGGCACGATTGTCTTCCACGATGCCGGCATACTTCTTTACTTCACGAGTAAGAATCGGCGCCGGGTAAATGCGGCCGTTCCCATTCTGGACGTCACACTCTTGAAGTTTACCGGTGAGCATCATGCCACCTTCACTGACAAAGCGCTTCTCGGCTTCCGTCAAGAGATCCTGACAGATGCCGCCTTCGCATAGTTCATAAAATTCTCGGAGAAGTTGTGCCATTGTTTAACCTTCAAGCTCATCGTCAAGGAGGTCGTCGTCTGGTCCTGACCAGCGCCCGCCTGTATAGATTTCCTTCTGCTGGAGACCCATTATACCTTCTAGCTCATCTACTACGCCTCTTAAACCTACGCCGGCAGCTTCCATATCTTGTGGCATAATTATTATATATTGAGAATGTGCGCCGGGAATGTCATCGATATTTTGGGCATATAATTTAGGATCTTTCGGTATTAAAGTTATACGATCCCCAGCAATACCATATCCATTCAAGGGGGTATCGGGAGGCAGCCCACTATCTACAAGCGCGGCGTTAACCAAGCTGCTGATTCCCTCTCCACGATTAACCGTCTCGTTCAAGAAGTATCTTGGATCAATTCTTTTTACATTTTTTCTGCGTGCCACAATCTTATTCTCCAGCAACCGCCACCACTTTCACCAGATAACGCGCGCCTTGCGCGTCGGCATCATCAGGATGTAGTGTGGGGTTCCATTGTTTTGGTTCAATTTTTTCAAGGTTTACTTCACTTCCGTCATAGAAGGTCGATATCTGGAGGAAATCACCGGGGGCCGGGGCACCCGAAGCATCTCCTTCTTTAAGGGCTTCCCCACGATTCACTGTCTCGTTCAAGAAGTATCTCGGGTCTATTCGTTTTACATTTTTTCTGCGTGCCATAACATTATTCCTTTATTTAGCGTGAAGGCTTGCGCCTCCACAGATATTCAGCTACCCTTGCAGCAGCGTCGGACAGGCTGTAGTTTCCATTTCTGCATTGTCCTTACCTCCTTTATGAATCAAACTGATTCCTTCGTCATCCACAATTGCGCTAAGCAAATATGATGTTCCACCACTAATACAACCACAAATAAACGCCGTTACTGGGCTGTTACTAAAGCTAAATAGTTCTGTATATGGACTTACGCCCCAAAGAAATATGCCAACCCAAAATCCCATGCACAAAGTGCAGTGAAATAGTTTACCCAATCCCCAATATGTGCCACACTTTGGGCGAAACCGATTAAAGATCGAGCCGTAAACGAGCATAAACGTCATGCCGTACGCGGCAAGTATAAAATGTAACAGTTCCATACTAGTAACGATAACGAAGCGGGTAGTAGTAATAGCCCGGGCGCATAGACCCCTTCTCTGAGTATTGAGGCACTTCGCCGTATTCAGTGGAGTCCCGGTCGTCCGGATGGGTATACATATCTTCGAGTTCTTTCTCGTATTCGTCAGCAACCTTCTCGGCGCCGGTTTCATGCTGAATAAACTCCGCGATTACATAAATTGCAGCCTGCAGCGAGTTAACCTCTTCGCTGCCATATACGGCACCCTCTAGAGAGCGAAAAATATTGCCGCCCTGGATGCTGCCGCGATCAATGATGCCCTTATCGGCCAGCATCTCCATTAACCGGTTTTGATAATCATATACATCTTCGGTGGCAATTGTCTTTGGAAAGGTTACCACTTTCATCTGTTCGGGCATCACCGCAATATCAATCTTTTTGTGATCCATGATAAGAAGAGACCCGTCGAGCGCTTTGCGCGCTTTGAGTTCAACTGTTGCTTGTGGGCCTCCGATCTTAATATTAATCATGGGCCGACAGCTCCTGTACTAGTTCCTGAGTTTTAAGAACTTTGCTGACGTCTTCGTCGGTGAACTCTCTTTTACGGAACCCTTCCAGGTATTCCACCACGCCTTGTACCTTTTGCGAAATGAGAGGCTCTAGTTCGGCTTCTGCCGCTTCGTTAAGTAAGCCCATCAGCCTTGATAATTCTTCATTGAGGTAGAGCCGTAACTCAAACCCATCATCTGCAAAACTCGTGATGTAGCGATTTAATAACTCTTTCTGTTCCTGTAGCAGACCACCGTACTTATCGTTAAACTTTGAAATAAAAGAACGATAGGCAAGATTATCTATCGATTTAAGCTTACCTGACTCAGTTAGTGTCTTTTCAGACATCCGATTAACAAGGGCCTCTTCAAATAGAACCTTCTGTTTGACAGATGCCTTTTTATTAAAAACAGAACTTATAGATGCCAACGTTTTAAAATTAGGAACAAAGTTTGCCCACACTTGCTGGCCAAGATTTTTGTTGATTGCCGCGATTACGCGGGACTGGGCATCGAAAAGATTCTCTTCATTTAGGTCATTGCGCGACGCTTTAATTTCGTGAAGCATGCGCTCCGCAACAGTCCGTTGAACGTTTCTTGTCTCCAGAAGTGCTGAATATAAATTCATCTCTGCACTAAGGACTGTTCCCTTGGTGAAGTGTTCTTTAAGAATCTCCAATATTGCAGTGCTGCGCTGCTGATTTTTTTCTACTGTAGACTTGGTAAGCTCTTTAACGAGCACCTCGTAGATAAAAGCTGTATTACGTTTCTTGTTGTGTTTCATCCTTCTCCGCCTCTTTCGCCTCTAATTGAGTTATAAGTTTGCGTATATTTGTTGTATTTTCTAGCAACAATACTTCGTCCTTATTATAAATAGACCCATCATTCTCTTCCAGACTAACTAACGCACTAAGATCTGGAATCCCTACGCGGCCGACAGAGTGGCCAACACGGGAACGATCGTCGCTTCGGTACGTAATGTTTTCCGGTGCCACTTGGCTACGAACACTGCGGCGAAAACGGCCGGATCCTTGGCGACCATCGGCGACACCATCCTTCCGCCTATACTTACGACCCTTCTTATAACGACTCACATGACCATCGTCTTTACGCGCCGGAGCTGTAAGAAGCGCGCTGTCGTCTTCTTCACCAGCTGGTTCTTCGCCCCCAAGGTCGCCCCCAAGGTCACCGCCCCCAAGGTCGCCGCCAAGATCACCGCCTCCAAGGTCGCCACCAAGGCCGCCTCCAAGGTCGCCACCAAGAGCGCCGCCCATTTCGCCGGCTGCTGCCTGTTCCTGGACTCCTTCAAGAGCTTGTTGGTACTTCTTGTCATAGAAAGTCTCGCGCTGATTTCGCAAGAACTCATCATCAGACATCCCAAGAATGTTCTTGGAAAGCCATCGCTTACTGTAGACGCCCTCGGGCACAGCATTTGCAATATCAAATTTGGTACGCATGTATTCTAGTTGCTGCAGTTCTGCCAAGCGTGAAGGATTGTTGAGTGATAATTTAAAACTAACCAAGTCCTCGCCGCGGAAACCAATAGTATAGAGATGAACCACAGCAATCTTTTCAAGCTCAGACATGATAGATCGTTGCAGGCGCTGAATTGTTCGCGCGAAGCGAATGTCCTTTTGGGCCAAAGTGGTCTTGTCCTCGTTGTCTCCCTCTAGGTTTGTGAGATACGACTGAGGTACTTTGAGGGCCGAGAACATTTTGTCTCGTAAGTACTTAACGTCCTCGATATCATCCAGGGACTTGGCGCCAGGAAGCGAAACAATGTCAGATCCTACGCCGCCGCGCATAGGAATGAAGTAGTCTTCTTCCAGAGAGAGTGGATTATAACGCAAGTCGACTCGGCCGGATGTTGGCGTCACCAATTGATTGCGCTTCATCTCAGTCTTTACCTTCTCCATGTATTGGGGGACATCCTGGGGTGGGATGTTTCCTACGTCGATCTTGAACACTCGGCGCTCGGGTGCTCGAACGACTCGATAGGCGATCATCGCGTCCTCAAGCAAAACAAGCTGGCGCCAAATTCGGCGCGCGGGGTCTAGAATAGATGTTCCATAAGGGCTATATTTATCATTACCAAGAATGCGAAAATGAGCGACCTGCCAATCTTCAAAGGTCATGCCAGCACCATTCCACTGATATTGCACGTAATTCGGGTTGCTGGGGTCTTGTCCTTCGAGCCTTTCAAGCTCTTCGCTCGGGAGGCCGATAACCGACTTAACGCCAAGCTTCTCGTCAACATCTAAATACAAAAAGAAATCTCCGAACTTAACCATGGATCGCGCCCAGCCGAAAGCATTAAACTCAATATTAAGAGCATCGTAAAAAAGGCTATCAAGGATTGTCTTAATTTCCAAGTTGAGGCAATCCACTGTCAAAAGACGATCGAACTCATTAGAGGTGGTCATCTCGTCAGCATAGATATCAATAGCGGACGCGATCTC